CGAAAAAAGTCTTGACAGGTGTCCGCTGTGAAGTGTATTTCACAAGCACAATGCCAAGCCCCCCCTCGAAAAATCCCCGGCGATTGAACAAGCGTCAACTTCTGTTTGTCAGTGAATACATCGTCGATTGGAATGCCTCGGCGGCTGCCAGGCGAGCCGGCTATGCCGAAAAGGCCGCTGCCCAACAGGGTTATCTTTTGCTTAGAAAACCCCAGATAAAGGCCGAAATCGAGGTTCGCTGGCGGGGAATGATCAATTCCGCAGAGGTTCGCGGCGCCGATGTGCTACGCGAACTGAACCGGCTTGGGCACTCAGACGTGCGCCGGCTGTTCGACGACAACGGGCGACTGCTTGCCCCGAAGGACATGCCGGCCGATGTGTCGGCCACGATCAGTTCGATCGAGGTATCGCATCGCAAGGGCGACGACGGTAAAACCGAGGAAATAACCAAGGTCCGTTTCTGGGATAAGAAGGGCGCTCTCGAACTGATTGGCAAGCACCTGCAGCTTTTCGATGAGCGGGTCCGGCACATGGGCGCCGATGGTGGCCCGGTGCATTTCATTTTGCCTGGCACCGCGCCGGCAGAGGAACCCCCCGATGGCACTGGCAACGATGCCGACGGAGCCGACGACTCGGACGATTGACTTGAATCGCGAGATCGCGCCCGTCTTCCAGCCCTTGCTCACGGACGAACACCGCTTCCTGGTGCTGTGGGGCGGCGCTGGCTCTGGCAAGTCCTGGTTCGCGGCGCAGAAGGTCCTGCTGCGGTGCATGCAAGAGGCCGGGCACCGGATCCTCGTCACTCGGAAAACGAAGGTCGATGTTCAGCGCTCGGTTTGGTCGTTGCTCAATGACTGGATTGACAGATGGGGGCTGCGCCAATACTGGGCTCAGCACAAGACTCAGCACGACCTCACGTATTTGCCCAACGGTTCGCAGATTCTGTGTTCGGGTCTCGACGACTTCGAGCGCATCAAGTCGATTCACGGCATCACGAGTATGTGGCATGAAGAGCCGACCGAACTCATGCCGGCCGACCTCACGCAGTTGAATCTCCGGTTGCGTGGCAAGACTCCGGGGTACAAGCAGCACGTCCTGTCGTTCAACCCGATTTCCGTTCGCCACTGGCTCAAGGAGCGGTTCTTCGACAAGACCGATCCGAAGGCCGTCACGATCCACACAACGGCTCAGGACAACCCATTCATCGACGCAGAGTATCGCGAGGAACTGGCCGCGCTCACGGGCAACGCTGCCACCGTCTACGCCAAGGGTGAGTGGGGCACGCTCGAGGGCGCCGTCTACGAGGCGTTCATCGACTGCGATCCGTGGCCCGAGAATACAGGCGACCTGGTCTATGGCCTCGACTTCGGCTTCAACAACCCGATGGCGCTTGTCGAGGTAGGCATTCGCGACGGCAACGAGGTTTTCCCAACAGAGTTGACCTACCAGCGCGGCATGACCACGCGCGACCTGATCCAGCAGATGGATGCGCTTGGGATCTCCAAGAGCGCGCCGATCTACGCCGACTCGGCCGAGCCGGATCGAATCAAGGAAATTCAGGATGCCGGCTACAACGCCCACGCGGCGCACAAGGGGCCTGGCTCCGTCAAGGCGGGTATTTCGTTCGTTCAAGGCCTCAAGGTCCACACATGCCAGGGCAATGAGAACCTGAACGCCGAGGTGGACTCCTACGTCTGGCGTAAGGACGCGAACGACAACCCGATCGACGAGCCCGAGGACGCGAACAACCACTTGCTCGACGCGCTTCGGTATGCGTTGGTCTCGCACTTGAGGCGTGGCAGGACAACTCAGAAGCCCCAGGCTCTTGACATGAGCCGTTTCATGCGGTGAAGCCTCACATGGTTATCGACCTCAACAACACCCACCCGTTCTACGAAGCCGACCAGGCTCTTCGAGTCAAGGCGCGGGATTTGTTCAGTGGTGCTGAAGTGGTTCTGTCGGCCACCAACGTCGAGACCTACTTGCTCAAGAGTGACAATGAGTCAACGGCGCTCTACACCATCCGCAAGGCGCGCGCGGTCTACGACAACTGGGTTGCCGGCGTGATCAATGCACGTCAGGCGTTGCTCTGGCGCAAGGCCCCGACGCGGAACCTCCCGGGTCCCCTCGATGCCTTACTCGACAACGTGAATCGCAAGCGGGATTCCGCAGATACCTTCTTCTGGCGGGTGGCTCAGAATGCCCAGGTCGAAGGGCTCTGGTGGGTTCTCGTTGACAAGCCCAGGGTTGCCGCGATTCCCGTATCGGCCGCCGAAGAGCAGAGCATGGGCATCCGCCCCTTCTTCGAGGCAATCGAACCGGACCGCGTCTTGGATTGGGCCGTGGGCGATGACAGGGCGCTCCTGTGGGCCGTGGTGGCTCGCGACGTGTCGAAGTACGATGAGGCCGAAGGCGGGCGCCAGCCGGGCCAGGAAGACGAAGCGGTTGCCGAGCGAGTCACCTGGACGCGCAGCGAGTGGATCGTCTATCGCGAGGCCGAAAACGCCGGATATGTGGAAGTTGATCGCGGAACGCATGGTCTCGGCGCTGTGCCGTTGGTCCCCTTCTATGGCGAGTACAAGGACGACTTTCGTGGCCGGCCGGTTGTGGCCGATATTCTCCCTCACTGCATCAACCTGCTGAACAAGTTCTCGGATCGCGACATGGCCGAATTCATGGTCTGCAACGCGATCCCTTACGTGATCAGCCAGGACAATCCCGGCGAACTGACCGCGGGGGCAATGAAAGGCATGTTCATCAAGGCCGTCGAAGGCGCCCAGTGTGAAATCGGGTACCTCGAACCTTCCGGCAATGGAATCTCTGCCTGTCGCGAAAGCGAGCGGGACCTGATCCGGCGCATCGCTGAGATTGCTTTGCGCCAAGCCAAGACGGACACCGCGCAAGCCCAGGCGGCCGACAGCCTGAAAGAAGAGAAGCGCGAGTTCTCGGCTGGCCTGGCCCCCGCCAGTCGGATGTACCAGAGCGGTGAAACAGAGTGTTGGCGCTTGGCCGGCTTGTGGCTCAATCAGCGAAACCTTGACCCCGAGATTGCCTATAACCAGGACTTTGACGACGACCGGATCGGTGCCGACATGGTCCCAACTACTCACGCTGGTGGGCGGGGACAATCTGTCGCGCCGCACGCTGCTCGAGATTCTCGTTGAGGGCGAGGTACTCCCGGAAAACATCGATGTAGATGAAGAACTTGAGCGGATCGCGGATCAGGAAGTTGCGGCCGTCAATCAACTTCTGGTCGGGATGAAGGAACAGGAAGCCGCAGTCGAGGCCGAACCCGATTCCGAGCAGAAGGATGCGAACGCGGCCGCCTGAACCGTCGCGGATACAGGCTCACGGGTGCCCTAAACCCGGATACGCCCACGCAGGCACAAAACGCGGAAAGTGAGGAATGAACCAATGCCGGAATGCACCATCAACTCAGAAGGTCAACTGCTCGATACGGACGGTCAACCCGTCATGATCGGCGAAGAGCCAGTCATCGTCACTGGCGCCAAGCCCCAAAAAGATATCGACCGGATTCTGCAAGAGCGCCTCGCGCGCCAGAAGAATCTACTCGACACTCTCAAGGCGCAGGTGGACAAGACCCCCGACCTCACGGCCGAAATTGACACTCTTCAGGCCGAGAAGGTCAAGACCGAGCAGCAACTCGCCAACGCGCAGGAAGAGGCTCACAACGAGGTCGCACAGCAGATCAAGCAGATCACTCAGAGGGCAGAGACCCTCGAGAGTGACCTGACCCAGGAACGCCAGGCCCGGGTGTCCGACCAAGTGACGAACCAGATTCTCGCGAACGCGGGTGGCCGCTTCATCAATCCCGGCGAAGACATCGTTCCCAGGCTGCTGAAAGTCCACAAGCGCGAGCCGGCGCAAGGCGCCGACGGCAAGCCCATCGAGGGCCAGCACGTTGACCTCTTCGAGGTTCCGGTCACGACCGAGGACGGCAAGCAGAAAACAGACTTCCTGCCAGTCAAGGATGCCCTCACCGCACTCTCTGCCAATCCCGATTATCAGCACTATGTCAAGGGGTCGGGTACCCAGGGGTCCGGCGGGGCGCCGGGGGCAGGTGGCCCGTCGCCGCATCGGAGCAAAATGAACACAGCCGAGAAGGCCGCATTCTGCTCGAAGCATGGCGCAGACGCCTTCAACAAACTGCCCGTGTGACTTGATTCCACGGGCCACGACAGAAAAGAGAACAACTCATGACTACCGCCGGAACCCGTGACACGTTCACGATCTATCAAGACGAGTTTCAGGGCGCCTACATCGAGCAGATCGCGCAGAATGTCGATGTGATGAACGCCCAATCGCAAGGCGCGATCAAGTACGACGTCGCGAAAATCATTGGCGATTTCCACAAGGAAACGTTCTTCCCGAACGTTGGCGCCGACGCGGTGAGTTATCGCGATCCCACCTCCCTGGCTGCGGCCAGTTTTCTCGATCTCACCCAGGCCGAAATCGTCGACGTGAAGACGAACCGCACCTGGGGGCCCTTCCGCAAGACGCTAGACTCCTGGCGCAAGATCGGCATGGACCCGAGTATGCTGTCCTTCGTTCTGGGCCAGCAGGCTTCCCAATGCGTCCTGGCCGACATGCTCGCTTGTGGCCGCCCTGGGCGCTCAGAGCGACGTCGTCTATGATGCGACCGCTCTGTCCGGAACGAACACGCTCACCCACACCATCATGGCCCGCGGTCTCCAGAAAATGGGCGAGGCCTCGAGCAAGGTCGTCGCCTGGCTGCTCCACAGCACGCCGGCCTTCGATCTCCTGATCAATCAGATCAGTGACAAGGTCGACTCGGGCTATGGCCCGTCGATCTATCAAGGCACGGCCGCCAGCCTGGGCAAGCCGATGATCGTTACCGATTCCGCCAGTCTGACTCTGCCGGTCTCAGGTAGCGACCCCGTCGTCTACTACGTTGTCGGCCTCACGCAGGCAGGCCTGCAGCTCACCCTGTCGGAACAGAGCGGCGTCATGACCGACACCGATCTGACCCTGGCCAATGCGTGTGGCATCGTCCGGGCCGAACACGCCTACAACGTCGGCGTCAAGGGCTTT